GTTATTTCCTGTAGATTGTGTACATTCGTTCTTAGGTTATGAAAAGAACGCAGAAGGTACAGATGTAGACCCTGATGAATTAATAATAGAATAAAATGGATAAGATAATTTCAGTAGATTTAAGCACATCAACAGCTCCTTTAGTACAAGAGGTTAGAGGGAAGGATTGGATTGAGTACGGCGACGCTAATGGCGAATGGCGAAACCTCTACCCACAGTTCTTAATTGACCTTTACTATTCTAGTTCAATAACGGCTGCAATTGTCAACGCTACTGCTGAAATGATTAGTGGAGAAGACTTAGTAATAACTGATGAAGAAGATAGAGATGAAGAAGCAAAAGTAAAGCTTCAGAACTTTATGAATAACGCTAATTCAAATGAAACACTACACGAGGTCTTAAAAAAGGTAGCATTTGACTTTAAGCTACAAGGAGCATTTGCACTTAACATTGTATGGTCAAAAGACAGAACTCAGATAGCTGAAATCTATCATATACCTGTAGAGAAGATTAGATGTGAACGTCCTGACGAGTTTGGCAAGACTAACGCTTACTACGTTTCAGGAGATTGGGCAAACACAAGAACGAACAAGCCTTACAGAGTTCCTGCTTTTAATGTAAACGATAGAACTTCTCCTAATCAAATACTTTACACAGGTCTTTACAGTCCTAATATGAACTCTTATTATACGGCTGACTACATCTCTTGTAATAATTGGGCGTTAATTGATTCTAAAGTTTCAGAGTTTCACTTAAATAATATATCTAACGGATTTACAGGTTCGTTTATGATTAGTTTCGCAAATGGAATACCAACAGCTGAAGAAAGAAATCAAATAGAAAGAAGCTTAGAATCTAAATTTACGTCAGAAAAAAATGCAGGAAAATTTGTATTGACTTTCTCAGACGACAAGACTAGAGTTCCTGAAATAACTTCTATTACTCCTGATTCACTTGATAAACAATTTTTAGCACTACAAGATTTACTTACTCAAAATATTTTAAGCGGTCATAGAATTACGAGCAAAACATTAATGGGCTTAGATAGTGCTAACGGATTCTCTAGTTCGGCCGACGAATTATTAAACGCTAGTAATTTTTACTTAAATACAGTTGTGATGCCATTCCAAGGGCAAATCTTAAAAGTGTTACATAAGATATTCCAAGTAAACAATATGGATATGCCTGTTCAGTTTGTACAACTTAAACCAATAACAATTCAATTTGATTCTGAAACAATCAGAGAAGTTATGACGACTGAAGAAATCAGAAGCGACCTCGGATTACCTGACTTAACACAGAAACAAGAAGAAGAAGATTTTAAACAAGACTTTGCTAAAGTTGGTATGATAGACGGAAAGCCTGTTTTTGATACCATAGAAGAAGCCTTAGAGAGTGCAAAGACTTTAGGGTGTGAAGGGTATCATACGCACGATTATGAAGGTAAGGAAGTCTATATGGCTTGTGAAGGTCATCAAGAAGCTACAGAGCTTTCTAAGTTCATAGAGGAGTTTGGAGAAGATATGTCAGACGATTGGGAACTAGTAGAAGAAGAAGTAGTAGACGGAGAACATCAAGACTTTAACTATGAAGAAGTATTAAATGATATAGCAGGAGAAAAGATTGAACTAGCTTCAACAGGTAGAGCAATTCCTAGTCGTAAGTCTGAGCAAGATGGTATCTCTAAAAAGTCTTATGATTACTTTAGAGTTAGATATGTATATTCTCAAGATAACTTCTTAACTAATAAGTCAGGAACTAAAAGAGAATTTTGCAGACAAATGACAGGTCAAAATAAGCTCTACCGAAAGGAAGATATTATTAATATGGGAAGTAAAGCAGTTAATCCAGGCTTTGGCAGAGATGGAGCTAATACTTACTCTATATGGCTTTATAAAGGAGGACCTCAATGCTTCCACTTTTGGAGTCGTAGAATCTTCAAGACTACAATAGGAGAATCTAAGACTACTAAGATAGAAGATGCTGATATGATTGGCTATACAAAAGCTAGGTCAGAAGGCTTTACAGCTAAGAAGAACGATAAGCTAGTAGCAACACCACCAAGAAAAATGAAGAATAACGGATACGTAAACGCAAGATAACTATGAGCTATGTACTATTTATATCAGAGTCTAAATTAAAGGACTCAACAGCAATTAATCTTAATGTTTCAACCGATTTGCTTTTGCCTTATTTACGCCAGAGTCAAAAGCTTTATGTGGAAACACATTTGGGAACACCATTAAATAATAAATTAAAAGAATTAATTAAAGCAGGAACAGTAGGAGCTGTAGGTAATGAAGCTTACAAGACTTTGTTAGATGATTACATAGGAGATATGTTACCAAATTGGGCTTTATATAATTGCATACCCTATCTACGTTTTAAGGTGGAAAATGGAAACATTTACTCAAAGACTTCAGAAACAGGAACTGCTCTTTCTACGGAAGAAGCACAACATCTTAGAGAAGAAGTTAGAAATACAGCTGAATACTATACAGAAAGAATGATAGATTACCTTTGTAACAACAACTCACTTTTTCCTGAATATGGAACATCTAGTGGTGCTGATGTGGACGCTGATAGAAATGCGTACTACAATGGAATGAATCTTGAACGACCACAAAATCAAGGAACAAGACTTACTTTACAGAACTTTTTAAGCTCATCTGATTACTCATAATGAAGAAACACTACAAGCCAAAACAAATTAACATAACAAAGCTAAAATCTTACTTAGATGAAAAGCCTAAAAATAAAACCAATGCAAGACAGCCTTCAAGTAGGGATAGCAAATAGTACAGCTATTCTTTTAAGTATAGGTCAAGTAAATCAACTACTTACTTTAGTTTCTTTAGTATTAGCTATTACTTTTACAATCTATAAATTCATAAAGTTTGATAAAAAAAAATGATAAACCTCTTATTGATTAGAGATACATTCTCAAAAGAATCAACTATTGGAGAACTCTTTTTAAATGGAGAAAGGATTTGTGATACCTTAGAGAACCCTTGGGTAGATAATCAAAGGAATATAAGTTGTATTCCTGAAGGAGTTTATAAGGTAAGACTAAGACTCCCAAGAGAATCAGGCACTAGAGAATATATTCATTTACTCGTAAAAGACGTTCCAAACAGAGATTGGATATTATTACATAGAGGCAATACAGCTAAAGATACAAGTGGTTGTATTCTAGTAGGAATAGGGACTGAACAGGACATTGTTCATAACTCTACATTAGCTATGGACTTATTAATCAAAGAAGTAATACATTTGGGAGGAGAAAATATTAACTTAATAATTAAAAATAAATAATATGAAACAGTTTTTTCAAAAGTACCTTATCGGGCAAATGTTAAAGTCTAAGAAGTTTTGGTACGCAATCAGTTCAGTAGTCATTCCTGCAATAGTAACTTACTTAGGAGTAGACCCTGCAACTGCAACAGAATTGTATCACGCAATCTTGGTTCTTATTGTTGGACAAGGAATAGCAGACGTTGCTAAGAAATAATAGATACAGATTAAAGCCTAACGAGATAGCAGTCATTCAGGAAATGAGGAAGTCAGAGGTTAGAAACATTCTAGTCATTGGCGACCTTCACGAACCTTTCTGTTTAGACGGCTACCTTGAGTGGTGTAAAGAACAATACAAAGTTCATAATTGTAACCAAGTAATTTTCATAGGCGACATCATAGACGCACACGGCTTTAGCTATCACGAGCCTGACCCTGATGGTATGTCTTCAGGACTAGAACTTGAAACTGCTATAAAGAAGATAGCTAAGTGGTATGAAGCTTTCCCTTATGCAGATGTTATGATAGGTAACCACGATAGAATGGCAAGTCGTAAGGCTATGTCAGGAGGTATTCCTGCTGCTTGGATAAGGTCTTACAATGAAGTCTTAGGAACTCCTAATTGGAATTGGGTAGAGTCTGTTATATATGATGACGTACTATATGAACACGGAGAAGGAGGTCAAAGTGCTGCTAAAGCAAAAAATAACTTGATGTCATCTGTTTGTGGTCATACTCATACTTTAGCTTATACTCAATGGTTCGTAGGTAAACGATTTAAAGTCTTTGGTATGCAAGTTGGTTGTGGTGTAGACTCTACGACTTACGCAGCAGCATACGCTAAGAACTTTAAGAAGCAAGCAATCGGTTGTGCAGTAGTATTAAACAACGGAACTCTACCAATCAATCTTTTAATGCCTTTAT